TCGACCAGGACGGCGGCGGGGTTGTCGCTCGCCGTCTCCGGATGCTCCGCGACCGGCTCGACATGATGGCGAAACCAGACAGCCCACCGCTTGCTGTCGAGGCGGCGTATCGCGTTGTTGGTGGCGAAGAATGCAGCGTCGCGGGCATGCTCGCCCGATGCCGTCAGGTTCGGCCCCCGGTACTCATAGACGGCCATCCACGCGCCCGTCTTCTTCAGGCTCACGGTGCGCGCGTTGATCGGGTAGTGCCATTGAAGTTCATCCCGGAACTTCTTTGTAGCTTGGTCGAACGAGGTTAGGTTCTTCATTGTTGGGTCGCCTTAGACTTCGAGGTTGCGGATCGGGCCGAAGGTCGTACGGACGAGAAAGCGCAGGTAAAACGGCCCCTTGGCTCTCAGGCGAAGAAAGACAAGCTGGATGGACAGGAAGAGCGCGACGGGCAGGAGAAGCCAGAAGCTGAAGCCGATTGCCCAGCACATCATCAGGTTCGTTATCGCGTTAGTCCAAAACACCCACGGCGGCGCACCCCAGTAATGGGCGGGGTGGAAAGCGCCGCGATTTACCGGGACACGGATCATCGCGGCGTCTCCTTACAGGCTGATACCGCCGCCGCCGCCCAGGCCATAGGCGTAGGTGGCGAGCTGCGTCAGGCCACCGAGAATGACGCCGGCGAACAGAGCCATGACCATCACCTTGGCACCGTCGCCTTGGCCGGTAGAGATCCGGAACAGGCCCAAGCAGATGCCGACGATCACGCAGAGCAGGCCGACATAGAGGCCAAGGAACTCGGCGCTGTCCGCGATCAGCGTCTTGGCGGCGGCGACGAAGGGGAAGGACGCATAGGCGGGTTCCGCCATCGTAGCGACTACCAAGGCCGCAATAGCAGCAGCAGACAGGCGGCGAGCGGAGATTTTCAGGTTTTCGATCTTCATGATGTCCTCACTGGTTAGGGCTGGATTGAGAAACTTTAACAATTCCGTCCGCCATTGCTAAACTTTAACAGGAGCGGCCTGAACTTCAATAGCACCAGAGCGCGCCTATGCGATTTCCTTCACGTCGAAACCGCCGTTTTCCGTCCGAACCGGGCGATAGATCCCGGCAATGCCGCGCGTGCCTTCTACGCGCGCCATGTGGACGATCATGCCGATGGCGTCGATCACCGGCCCGACACGCGGCGTCAAGCCGGGAACTTCATGGAGGAGATCAAGCACGCGCTGGATAGCCGCTTCCGGATCGTTGGCATGAAGGGTGCTCAGGTTGCCGGTGTGGCCGGTGTTGCAAGCCTTCAGGAACTCATAGCAGGCCATGCCGTCGCGGAACTCCCCGAACACCATGCGGTCGGGGATGGAGCGCAGAGCGCTTTGCAAGAGCTTCCGGCTGGAAATGACCCCTTCCCACCACATGAACTTGTTCAGCGCCTTGGCGCAGCGCAGTTCCGGCCGGTCCTCGATCACCACCAGGCGGTCACAGGAGAAAAGCGGCTCATCAATGATCGCGTTGGCGAGGCTGGTTTTGGCCGATCCCGTCGCACCGATCAGCAGGAAATTGATCCGATGCTTGATCCCCCACCGGATAGCCGCCAGTCGGCGCGCGGTCCGCTCGATAGGCAGTTCCATCGTGTCCTCATTCATCACCAGCGGCGGCCGGTCGATGGCGGGGAAGTTCTCCAGGCTGAAAGCCCGCTCGGACGGTACCCGAATGGCGATGGTCGAGCCGCCTACCGAAGTCGTCGGGACCATGGCTTGAATTCGATCACCGGTGCCGGGAATGGTCGCCTCGAGGTTCGGCGCTTCATGGTCAACGATACGCCGCTGGATATGACCGAGCGCGTTGATAGCCCAAAGCTTGGCTGTTTCGTCCATGGTCAGGCCGGTATTGCGCCATGCGCCAGCCTGCATGGCCCATACGCTGTCATCGTTGTTGATTACGATGTCGGTGACGTTCGGCATGCCGCGAAGCTCGGCTATGTCCTCGCCGAAGGCTTCAGCGATGAGCTCGCCCGCCTTGAGATCAGTAGAGTTGCGCATCGTCATGTCTCCTATGGGGATTTCCAGAAGCCAGCAGCCGGGACCAGTTGCGCCGGCGGTGGGGCAGGGGCGGGTTTATGCTCGACGGTCGGGGCCTCGATTACGGCGGGCAGCAGGCGCGCGGTAAAGTCGGGTTCCTTGTCGTATCGCGCCTTGCGCGCTCGCCAAGGCAGATAGCCAAGGCGCAGGACCAGCTCCTCGTCTTCCGGCAGCGTGCGGATGGCGCCGGTATCCATGACAGGCTGCCAAGCGCGGCTTTCCCCGCTGCTGGTGCTTTGGCCGTTGCGGCTCGTCGTCCTGCTCTCCGTTTCCCGAAGCTCCGGAGCCTTGCCGATCATCTCGGCTATCCGGCGAAGGGTGCGGTCGTTGGATGACGCGAAGGTCACGAACACATCGCAATTGTCGATGATGCTGTTCTTCTCGCCGTATACCTCGTCGATCTGCGTCAGCGTCTGAACGGCCAGCATGCATTCGATCCCGAAGCCGGGGATCTGCGGCAGCTTTTCCGCGAAGTCGGGCATGTGGCCGAGGCCGTGGAACTCGTCGGCCAGGATCAGCAGGCGGTGGTTCTTCACCCGGCCCCGGCTGTCTGTGTCCTGATACTCGGCCAAGTCGCGCAGAACCTGAGAGATCATCAGGTGGACCATCTTGGCGACACGTCCCGCGTCGGACGGCGGCATGCGGACATAGAGCGACATGGGTTGATCCAGGCACATCAAGTCACCCGGCAGGAAATCGCACTCGCCGCTGGTGACTTCCGCGATGATCGGATCATCCCACAGCCAGAGATAGGAACCGGCAGTCCGGTAGGTGTCTGAGCGCTGGCTTACCATCCGGTCGCCCTCGTCCCCTCCAACGCCAGCGGGGAACATCGAGTTGGCGATCCGCGCCGCGACGGGGTGAGCGTCGGCTTCGATGATCTCGATTGCGCCCTCGTCTCCGCGCGCCAGGAAGTCGCGTATCCCGGCAATCGACACGTTCGAGCCGGGGTGGTTCAGGAGATGGAGCGCCACGGCGACACCGTATTCCCAGGCAGTGCGGTCAAAGAAGTTCGGGTTGGCGACCTTCATGATGGTGAGGATGAGATCCTGAACGTCTCGGATCTGATCGTCACCGGGACGGCACGCTTTCAGGAAGTTGAACTTGGCCGACCGTCGATCCGTCGGGCAGAAGTAGACAACCTTGCTGAAGGTCGCGCGCCATCCGGACGTGCCCGGCCAAGAGAACTTCGATGTCTTCTGGCCCCACATGAACTCGCCCTTGGGGTCGATCACCATGACGCTCTGCGCGTAGGACAGAAGCGTTGGTACAAGGATGCCGCGGCCCTTGCCCGACCTGTTGGCGCCGGAAACCAGCGTATGGGCCTCGCCGCAGTATGTCAGGAACTCCCACGGCTGCCACCAGCGCTCCGGCGCGATCTTGCCCACGATCCGGACGCGCGAGACATCAGCGCCCTTGGACAGTATCAGCCCCGCCTTGCGCGCCGCGTCTCGATCCGACCAGACCGGCCGTTCCCATCGAGCTTCGGTCCGCTTCTTTCCGCCGACGCCCGACAGGCAGACGGCTCCGACGAAGCCGCCGATTACGGACAGGGCACTATAATAGGTCCAGGTCGGAGCGGCCCGAACGCAAGCGCCGACAATCGGCGGATCGAACAGGCTCGACACCGACGCGCCGCAGCCGGTCGACAGCAACGCCACCCCGCCAACGGTACCGGCGACCATCGCGCCGGCCGCCAGCGCCAAACGCAGCGCCGTCATGCCCGCCTCCCGAAGAAGCCGCCTGAACCATTGCTGGCCGGTTGGGGCGCCAGCCGCTCGTTCAGAACCGAGGCTAGTTGCACCTGGTGCTCGCCTAGTTTGTCGATCGACCGCTCCAGCGCCGCGACCGCAGCCGCAATGCTCTCGATGGCGTCCACCTTCGCGCCCATCGCCTTGATCGTCTCGGCCTGCTTCTCCGACTCTTGGCGCAGCGCCCGCAGCTCCTCGACAAGCATATCCACCGCATCGTCATGAGCTGCGCGCCCATGGAGCAGGTCGATAGCCATCACAACGGCATCGGTTTGCGTGCGCCGGCCGGGAATGACCAGATCCTCCAACTTGCCGACAGTTGGCTCAGGGAGCCTGAAATGCTTCTCGATCTTCACCGTCAAATCTCCTGAGTGGGGCCGCGCGATTGCTCAATCGCCTGTATCCGACGCAGGCTTTCGGTGCGCTCAACGTCGCCTCGACCAAGCCCGCGACGGAGCTTGAACGCCTCGTCTTTGGTCAGCCGACCGGCTCGTTCCGCCGCCTCGATACGCAACTTTCCCGATAGTATTTCCTGCCGGATGGACTGCGATTTCTCGATACCCTGGCGGATCTCCTGCTCGGTCCTGAACTGCCCAAGCTTGCGCGTTGCCCACTGCGCCGCTCTGGTGCGGAAGCCCTCGCGGATATAATCCCGGTCGATCCTCATGGGATTACCGTCCTCAGTGACAGCGCGCAGGAAGACGTGAGCATGAAGCTGTTTCGTGTCGAAATGGGATGCGGCGAGCCACTGGACCTTGGTGCCCCAATCCTTCTCCGCCGCTTCCATGGTCGCGCGGGCAAGCTGCCTTAGCATCTCTTCGCGCGCCTCGCGTTCCGGCAGACCGGTTTCCTTCATGACAGCCTGGACCAGCTCGGCGGACTTCTCCGGACTGATCGGGATCTTGAAGAAAATGTCGTCGCCGGCGGACTGCCACCGCTCGATCACGGCCTCGGCGTCGATCTCGTTGCGCTTCGCGTCGAAGACCCGAGCGACCTCCTGGGCCTGCGCCTTCTCCTCCTGGCGGATGTAATCCAGCCGTTCCTTGAGCTTTCCGATCTTCTCGTAGGACACCTTGACCACGACACGCTGGAGCGCCGCCAGCGATGTGCGGCGGGCGGCTCCGGTTCCAACCATGACGATTGCGCGGCTCGATCTGCTCTGAACTCCCCCCGCTCGCATCCTTGGCCGAAGCTTTGCCGTCAGCCCGTCCAGCATTCCATAGGCTCGCATGTGATCACCTTCCTGTTAATCTTTAACAATAATATAGTGTCAGGAAGCCGCGAAAAGAAGTGCGCCACAACAGGGACACAAGTGGACACGTCGAGGGATACGGAGAAATGCAGCAACGATGCTGGAAAGCTTCAATCGCGTGTGCGCGGTCCTGGGCTACGCGGCTTTATCTGGCCTACTACCTTCTTCCCCCCTACTGTCTCACTGGGATCGTCTCCGGTATTCTGTTCGGCAGCTCATCCATCGCGACTAACTCCACCCGTTCCAATTCCATCAATGCAGGAATATAAAATGCATCACACCGTTTCGGCCTCGGCTTTGTCTTTACTTGCCGCTTTAGCTTTAGCCGGGTGCTCGACACCATCCGCAGCACCGCCACAGGCTTTCGTACCCGCAACACAGGTTCAGCCGCCCCAACCCAGTATGGAAGCAGCAGCAGAAGATCCCGAAGAAGATCCGTTCAGCGACAAGTTTCACAGAGATCCTGACGGAGATGATTATCGGGCCGTAAGCGGGATGGTTCAGTTCTCCGGTCAGAAAACCCGCGAGCAGCTAGAAATCGAGAAGATACACAGGTTGGCGAAGATGTGTATTGCTGCAAACAACGTTTCTGCCCCGTGTCTGGATCTGATCCGTATAGACGCGAGGATGGGCAAATTCTATATCCTTCGCGAAAGTCAGGGAATGTCTAGTCTGTTGAAAAGGTTTGAGCGTTAGACTTCTTCTGACCGGACCGTCACGGCCCGCCGGGAGCGATCTTGGCGGGCCGATTCATATCGAAACTCGCCTATGCCGTCGAGTCCGAGACCGCTATATTTTTCGCTTTATATCGCGGGACCGGACTGATGATCCTCACTACACCGCACGGCGTCCAGATCGACATCACTCCGCAGATCGAGCGGCTGTTTCTGATCGATGACTATGGCGATTTTCGCTCGCAGCAGAACGCCGCGTTCATCAAGCGCTTCTGTCGAAAGCTCGTCCTGGCTGCTGGGCCACACGCGCCGGGACATGTCATTTCCAAGATCGGCCCGGATCTCGACCCGACGTTTGGACAGGAGCTTGCCACCCAATGGGCGCGTATCGTAGAAGAGAATATAGGAAAATAATCCTCATGCTTCCTACTCTATCTGAAGCCCAAATTGAGCAATTCGAGGCGCTGCATGGCCTCGGAAGCTACGGCCGTTGCGCCGCCGCCGCCAGTCGGGTTCTTCGCGTTAGCCGTGTGCTAGATGTTCATTCCTGAAGGTCGAACGCCTGGAGCGCGAGGGCGTCCGCGCCGATCAAGCGACCGCTTTTCTCGACCTGGTGCGCGGGCCGAAGCGTGAGCCTCGACGGCTCCGGCACGGTCCGTTTCGCCAGTTTCGGTAGGAGAAGGACGCCTGAACCTCCGGCCAAGCGTCCTTCCCACCAACCCACCGGATGAGGTGTTCGACGACATTGATGCGCGCCGACACATCGCTATTCTACATGATTTACTATGAGTCTGTAACCCTAAGATGGTATCCGTCTGTGGGGCGTATTTTTACGCTGAGTTTCTGAGATATTCACGTATAGATTTAAGGTCCCTATTCATCCTTGATACCACTTGAATTCTCTTGTTCCACAACCTGATAGTTTTTGGATTAGGATCAATGACAGACCTCATACTATCTGAAATAGCAAATAATTGCCCTATCATATCTCCATATTTTTGCTTATCACTTATAAAAAACTCCCACATATTGCTATAAGGATTATTAGAATCCTGACTATTCACAGACATGAGGGATTTTGAATATTTCATGTTCCATTCGCGAAATAATATACTAATTTCATGAGAAAGATCTGATATCTTACTGCTTGTGTTATACCCAAATAATGATATTGAATCGATTGACATATCATCAACTTTTCTAATTATCTCTCCTAAATCGAATTTATATTTTTCTTCGTTTTTTGAGTGAAAACCCGCTAGCAACATTGACATTTTTTCAAAATCCCTTAGAATTTTCTTTTGCTCAGGCAGTCTTTCTCGTCTTAGCTTTGCACTTTCAACCCTGTAAGTCAGGATGCTGATAGAGAGAGCAGCAAGACCGATCAAGCAAGTTCCCACCGCGGATAGCACATCAGCCCAGTTAGGTTCGTCAATCATCAGCTCACCCGCGTCTTCACCGTTGCCGTTGCCGCATCCATCTCCGAACGCATCTCACGCACCGCGCTCTCGTCGTTGGGGCTCACCTTCCGGCCCAGTTTTAGTTCCAGTGCGAAAGCGGATTCCAGCAACCGGGACATCTCCGGTTCAGCCTCGCGCCATATCTTGCAGGCGGCCGGCGTCCACTGGCCCGGATTGCGGCCGACTTTGCTGTCGTTAGCTGCAATCACCAACTCCGTGAAGTTCAATGTCGTGTCTCCTATTTCTAGATGGCGCGGCGCAGAACTGCTGATACCTGCGCGGCCGTCCATCGTCCACCACGCACTGTCATGAAGCCTCGCTTGGCAAGATCGCGTGCCATGGCACTCAGCGACATGCCCGCTCCCTTCATCTGAAGGACCGCCGGCAACACCATGGCGGCATGGTCCGCCGCCTTCTTCGACCAAGCCGCACCAGCTCGTGCAGCACCTTCGCGATCGGCAGGACGAAGGCTTGCCTGATTTCCCAGTGGCAAGCCGCGTGCCTTCCGAGCAGCAAGCGCAGCCTTGGTCCGTTCGGAGATCATCATCGCCTCGTGTTCCGCCACGGCTGCCAGGATGTGGACCGTCAGGCGATTGGCTTCGGGGAAGTCTGCGGCAGTGAAGTCGATCCCGCTTTCCATCAGCGCGGAGATGAAGGCGACGTTGCGCGCCAGCCGGTCGAGCTTGGCGATGAGCAGCGTGCTGTTCGTGAGCCGGCACATCTGTATGGCGGCGGCGAGCTGCTGACGGTCGTTCTTCCGGCCGGATTCGATCTCGCGGTACTCGCCAACGACTAGTCCATTGCGACTGGTGAGGAACGCGGTCACCGCCGCTTGCTGCGCCTCAAGGCCGAGGCCGGAGCGACCCTGCCTCTGGGTGCTGACCCGGTAATAGGTGACGAACCTCTGCAAAGTCATAGTCCTTATGATTCCGTCGAACGCACGTTCCACGGAATCATAAGAGATACGAGATCAGCCACCAACAGCCTGATTAAGCAACTACGTAAATACTTGCATTGATGTCAAATTCGCTGTTGCTCCCGGCTGTCGATCCCGAGTATTGACAAATCCGCCGAGGTGCGCCCGAAGAAGGTGCCCGGTTCGAACCGTCCACCCGCCCGATAAGTCGAGGCGGGTTTTTTTGTGTCCGCTCTCCGGAGGCTCCATGCGCCTAGTTGATCTCGATGATTTGATTGCAATTGAAAACGTTTCGGCACTGGCGGGCGTATCCAATCCGACCGTCCTTCAGTTGGTCAAGCGTGGCGAGCTACCGGCACCGTACAAGATCGGCCCCAGGTGCAGCATGTTCAGCCGGTCGGCTGTCCGCGCAGCGCTTGGCCTGCGAGATGACCCGCTGAGTTCCGAGCGCCTGACCTCGCAGGCCGCCGCCGCCTTGCTTGGCGTCTCGGTTCAACGCCTTCGCACTATGGGAGCGAAGGGCGAAGGCCCGCCAGCGCATCGTCAGGGAAAGCGAGGTGTGCGCTTCCTTCGCCACGAGGTTCTGGCGTACTTGGAGGCAACGAACCATCCCGCAGCCGTTGGGAATTGATTTGTTATGATATGGAAAAACGTCTTGATCTTCGGTCTTAGACCGATCAAACTCCTTATATCCAAAGAAGAAGGGCCAGTCGCTCGTCACAGCAACCGGCCCCAGTCTTCTTGGATAAGCAGTTCGTCGTCATCGCGTCCGTAAGACTTGGACACCTTGCAACGCGGTGACAATCGCCAGTTTACCCGTGAGCAGCTATTGTCATTCACCGCCCACTGTAACTCCGATGAACTTAGTCGAGTCGTTGAGAGAAATCAACGGTTATCGGCCGTTTATCACGTACAGGCGCGGCAATATGACGATGACTGACACGGCGATAAGGGCAAGGAGTTTGCCTGTGCGTATCGCTAACACTATCGTTAAGGCCGCAGCGGATCGTCAGATCACCACGATCGCGCCGCTCCATATCCTATCGTTTCATGCCGCCGTTGCTGACGATCAAGGCCGCAGCCCTGCTGATCCCCGACATATTGCCGAAGCCACCGGCTATGGAATCACTACCGTCTATCGCTCTCTGAGCAGCCTTGAGGAATGGGGCTATATCACGTGGGATCGGTCACCTAACCGCAAAGGCGGTGAGGCCGGTATGGTCCGAATCATCCCGACTGATCTTCCCGACGCATAATCGGGGAAGATCATGCTGGATACCTACCACCGCCACCCGCAAGGGATGGCGAAGAACCCCGACTCACGCCACCTCACCGACGAAGAACGCCGTCGCATCCGTGACCGCGCGCTGGATATCGTTGTCGCCCGTCGTGGCGAACCTACCGTTAAAGCCCGCACCTACTGGCGCTGGGGCAACAAGGCTGGCCTAAAGGTCAACTTTGCCGGTCCTTATGCCGGTACTTGGTACGACTGGGACGGCGAAGCTCACGGCGACATGATCGCCTGGATACAGCGCGAGTACGATTGTGGTTTCCGCGAAGCGATAGAGATCGCACTTCAGGAGCGCGAACCAGATCCGATCATCGCCAAGGTCAAGGCCAAGGCGTCGGTCGAGAAGGCTATCGACCAGTCCGCTTTCGCTCGCCAGCAGCTCCACGACATCCGTCCGGTTCTCAACACGCCGGCCTTCACGTACCTGACCGAGTTCCGCGGCATCCCTTCCGATGTCGTACATGCTCTCGACGCCGCAGGCGTGATCAGGTTCCTGCCCCGCCATAAGAGCAATCCTGGATCGGTCTACACCGCCCCCGCCTTCGCCTTGCTCGCCTCCGACCTTAACGGCAAAGTCCATGGCTTCCAGGCGGTCCGGCTTCAGGCCAACGGCAATAAACGCGAAGGTCGCGCTGTCAAACTGTCCTGCGGCGCGCTGAAGGACAACGCTGCTGCTGGCTGGCTCTCTCGTGGAGCCGGTGACGTGATCCTTGCTGAAGGCCCGGAAGACGCCATAACCGCCTATGCGGTACGGCCCGACGACATGGTTGGTGCGGCGCTTGGCGGTATCAAGCGGCTAGTCGTGGCTGGTGCCATTCCAGCCGGTCGTCGAACCGTCATAGTAGCCCAGAACGACGATTCCGATAGCAACGCCGCTAAGTCCCTGCGCGAAGCCTGCGAAATGCTGGTCGCTGAAGGCTTCGAAGTCCTGCTGGCCTATCCCCCTGCCGGTATCAAGGACGCCAATGACCTGTTGCGTGAGCGCGGCCTGGATGCTGTTCGGGCCATGCTCGACAACGCGCGCCCGTTCCTTCCGCCTACCCCGCCCAAAGGCAAGGCCGATGAAGCTTTGGCCGAGATCGACAAGGCGACCAAGCCGGAACCGTACTGGCCGCGTTGCGATCAGGACGCCATCACCGCGTCGCGCCAACTGAACGCCTTGATCGAGGAGTGGATGTGCCGTGTCGAGCGCTGGCTTGATGCGAAAACCTTCTCGTCCGATCAGGAGTCCGCCTTCCTTCATGAAGGCATGACCAAGGCCGAGAAGCGTCAGGTCAGACGCCAGATCGCGGAAGCCACCCGCAACCAGTTTCCGGACGTGGATCTGAAGAACCCGCCGCGCCTTCAGATCGCCGCCGCTGCCGGTCTTGGCAAGTCGTCTACCTTGAGAAAGGCATACCTGCGCCACCCGAAGCTTTGGCGCTATCAGTTCCATGGTTTCCTGCCGACACTCAAACTGGCCGCCGAGTTTGAAGAGAAGATGCTGGGAGCCATTGATGGGTCACTCGACGCTCCCATGGTCGCGCTTCATAAAGGCAGGAGCCACGAGTGCCAGCGTCCCGGTACCATGCTCCTGGCTGGCAAAGTGCCGTCTCTGTATTCGGCAACATGCAAGTTCGGAGAGATCGAGTGCCGGTACTATGCCGCGTGCGGCTACATCAATTCCTGGCTCAACCAAGGGCCTGGAATGCACCTGTTCGTTCATGACTACATGACGCTTCCTAAGATCCTGAAGTTCCCCACGGCCGATTTCGCCTTCGTTGACGAAGACGCTACGCAAACCCTTCTGTCGCACTCGGCTATCGGCGCATCAGTCCTGGCCGAGCCGCCGACCTACCAGACGGCCGCCTTGACCGACGAACAGGAGATCGCCGCAGCTCTCGGTCTGCGCGTCATGGTCGCTCTTACCAGCGGCAGCCCGATACTTAGCGCTCTACGCGCTGCTGGTGTCACTAAGAAGGACTTGCAGAAGCTGGCTTCATGGTGCGAGCCAACTGACCAGGGACCGCTGATCAATCCCGGCATGAGCGAGAAGCAGATCGCCGCCCTGGCTTCGCGTCTCAAGGTCCATGACGGTGAGATTGTCGGCCGGATCATGCGCCAGCTTGCCCGTGAATTGCGTTATGACCGCGCCGATGCCCATGGTGTTGCTTACTACGGCCATGGCAAAGGCCACGATGCCGAAGCCGAAGGCAAGATCAGCCTTCACCGTACGAAAAAGATTAGGTCTGTGCCGAAGGGCATCCCGCTCCTTATCATCGACGCCGACGCGGACCTGACAACGAACCGTATCTTGTACGGTGAAAGCCTTGTCGGTCGCCAGATCAACGCACCCCGCAAAGGTCGCGTCGTCCAGGTCAGCAACGCCACGCTGGCAAAATCCTATGTCGCTCCGGAGTTGGCGTTTAGAACCAAGACGCCCGACGAAGCCATGGTCGCCCGCGCCCAGGCTGTGCGCGCTTCGATCCTGGCCTTCATTGCGGCTAAGGCTATTGGCGGCAAGCGCGTCCTGATCGGGACCAATAAGCCTATCCGACGCATGTTTACCGGCGAGCCGGAAGGCAAACTGCCGGTATCCATAGAAGCCCATGGCGTGACATGGACCCACTATGGCGCCATCCTCGGTGTAGATGATTGGAAAACCTACGATGTGGTGATCCTGATAGGCCGCGAGCAGATCACCGCCGGCGATGCTGAACGCCAAGCCCGCGCGATCTACTGCGACTGCCCGGACGCTCTGAACCTGACCGGCGAGTATCGCAAGGTCGAACGACACCACCGCCTGCGCGATGGCTCAACCGTTGGCGTCGATGTGTACGAGCACGAAGAAGTCCGTGTGCAGCATTGTGTCGAGGCCAAACGCGAACGGCAGATGGGCCAGATGATCGACCGCCTGCGTCTGATCCATGGCAGCGAGAACCGCGAGATATTCATCCTGTGCAACCTGCCGCTACCCGGCATCGAGGTTGACGAGATGACCACGCTCGAAAAACTTCTGAATGACAAGACCCCTCAGCAGCAATTACAGCGACTGATCGACTATGCCCGCGCCCAGTGGGGAGTCCTGCCTCTGGTTCCTGAGTTCCTGGCTGAGAACGCTAAGGAGATCGTAGGTTCGGTCCGAACAGCCCGTCGAATGGTCAAGGAGTTCAACACTCAATTGACGGCCAACGCGCAATTAGATTCTCTATTGCGCGTTGGCCGTCTATCGACTGCGAGGTTCTGGCGGAAGGTTATCAACCAGAAATTCCCTTCTGTGGCCTTGTTCTTTGACGGTCGAGCCAATGGTACGCTTGCCCTGGAAAAGCTCTTTGGTCGCGTCGAAGTCCAGGCCAAGGCCGACGACGATATGGCCGAAAGCGTCGAGACGGTCGAAGAGATCGAAGATGTCCAGGAGGCCGCCGCGCCTTTTCAGGAGGGCATTGCGGTTGGACGGCCTGATGCCTCCCCTCCCGTCGTCCAGAGCGCTCGCCCGCTCTCAATTCGTCCGCTTGGCTATGCTTTTTCGAACGCTCTGCCGGGATACATCAGCAGCCATAGCTTAGGCTTGTCTCGAAAGCTATGTGGTGCCGAGTTGGAGGCTCTGCTAGAATGAGCAAGCGCACATCAATCAACTTCACGATGGGGTCAAAGATGCAACGCGATCAGAGACAGGATAAGTCGATTGACTACCTGAACCGGTTGGATAACTACAGGCTGTCCAACGAGGAATTTCTTGATCGTAATTTTGGGCCCGGAACGTGGACGCACGATCCATTTACGAACGACTACTATGTGTTCGATAGCACCTATACCGGCCCAGGTCGGGGCTATCTGGTTCTCGATCAGGACCTGCGCCAAGCTCCTATCGCCTTCCTTCTGAACTAGCAGCAGCGGCGACAGCGCCGCACCCACCCCCGCGACCATGAAGCCCCGCCATTCGGTGGGGCTTTTTTCGTGGCCGCACGCAATTGATCCCCGATTTCATAATGAAAGAGGAAGAAAGGAATAGTACAAGGATAATCATAGACCAACAGGGTTTGTCTATAATGGAAACTTTATCCTTAGTAGAAATTCTGCGAGCTATCAAAGAGTTCACCGGGGAAAATCTGTATCCTATCAGGTTCTATACCGAAGGATTATCGACGGTGATTTAGACGGCGAGAAGGGGCGAAACGGACATTGGTTCGTCAAGCGTGAAGACGTTCCCCGCATTGCTCAATTCTTTGGTCTGACGGGGAAGGAATAACCCATGGCATCTCTCGAAGAACTTGAAAGCCAGAACGAGACGCTGAAGCGCAGGCTTGCAGAGGTCGAACTGGAGAACGCTGGCCTCAAGCGCCAGCATGAGCGCGACGTGCTCGCCCAGCACATCACGGCCGTCGCCCACGACGCTGGCATCCATGGCTCGGCAATCCCCTACGTGGTCGAGCGCGCGGTTGCCTCCGGAGAATGGAAGCTCAACAGCAAAGATGAGCTCTACCGCGTCGAAAACGGCGTGCCGGTGGTCGATCACGCGACGGGCGACTACATCAGCCCGCTTCGCTGGATGAAGCAATCGCTGCGCAAAGATGCGCCGCACCTGTTTGTCGATCCCGAGCAAGCAGCCGGCTCTCCTGGCTCTACTGCTGGCGTCCGGAACCCATGGCTCCCGCAATTCTGGTCGATGACCGAACAGGGAAATTTGTACCGCAAAGACAAGGCCATGGCCGAGAAGCTGGCGGCCGAGGCCGGTTCCCGCGTCGGCGCATCCAGGCCGAGCAGGTAAGGAAGCGCACCCATGTATATCGCCCCCGCCGTCGCTCCTGATCACGTCCCTGGCAGTTCCCCGACCGAGAAGCACCAGGATTACCTTGAGGCCATCAACGCATGGACGCGAACGCGCGCCATGCTCAAAGGCGCGGACGGCATCAAGGAACACGCCGACCAGTACATTCCGATCCTGCCCGAGCACCTGGCGCGACCGGACAGCCGCCGTGCCTATGTCGAGCGCACGCCGGTCTATCCGGCCAGTGGACGAGCCGCGGATAGCTTGGTTTCGGCCATCTTCAGGCGCGATCCACAGGTTAAAGTCCCGGCGCGCTTCGATGCTCGCCTCGACAACATCGACGGCCGGGGAAACGCCCTTTATAGCTTCAGCCAGAAGGTCGTGCGCGAAGTCCTCGCCCTCGGGCGGCATGGACTGTTGATCGATTTGCCATCCCTGGACACGCCCGCCAACGAGCCGCCGTATATCTCCAGCTACACGGCCGAGAACATCCTGAACTGGCGGTCCCGCCTGATCAACGGCCAGTACGTTTTGGATCAGGTCGTGCTTCATGAGCAGGCTTCGACCGCTGCCGAGTTTGGCTCGATCCATCGGGCGCAATACCGGATTTTGGAACTTGATGACAGCGGTTTGTACCGCGTCCGCATTTTCCAGCAGGTCGCGAGCGGCGAAGTTGTCGAGATCGACCGCATCGAGCCGACCACCTGGGGGCGGAAGCGGCTTGACCGCATCCCCTTCGTGTTTCTCAGCGCGCTCGATACCGGCCCCGATATCAAGCGCAGCCCCATGCTCGACCTGATCGACGCGAACCTCGATCACGTCAAAGTCGCTGCTGATCTCGCAACCAGTCTGTTCAAAGTCTCCAGTCCTACGCTCCTAGTCGTCGGTCTTGATGAGCATACCTTGCCGAGCCGCGACGTCCACATGGGCGGCACCATTGTGCTTCCCGCCGGAGCCTCCGCAGAAATGCTGGAGTTCCGGGGCGACGGCCTAGGTGCCCTGGAGCGTCAGCTTGACCGATTTGAGAGGCATATGGCGCACCTCGGCGCACGCCTCTTGGAACAGCCCAAGCGCGCGGCAGAAACCGCAGAGACAACCCGTTTAAAGCAGCATGGCGAGACAAGTGTTCTTGCAAGCGTTGCCAGAACAGTTAGCAATGGCATCAGGTCAGCGCTAGAAATCGCATGCCAGTGGGAAGGATTGGGCGGCGAAATCGCGTTTGAATTGAATTCCGATTTCTTCGACGCGACCATGGAACCGGCGATGCTGGCCGAGCTAATGCGCGCTGTTCAATCTGGTTACATGCCGGTTGATGACCTGTACTGGAATTTAAAGCGCGGTGAGTTGCTGCGACCAGAGTTGACCGTTGAGCAATACCGGGCCGAGATCGAAACCGACCCTCTGATAGTCGCCGGTCGTCCTGATCCGCTCGCCCTCAACACCGCCAAAGACGACGAGCCGGAGGAAGACGACGAGGAAGACGATCACGAGCAGGAGGACGCCTGATGGCCGACCAGGGCGAAGTGGTCTCGGCCACTGAGGAGCTTGCCGATGTGGTCATCCTGCTTGCGCTCGCCTTGCTTCGCTACAATGCCTTCCTTCGCCGTCGCGCGCTCCTTCACCTCGAGGAGTTGCGCGTCGAGATAACCCGCGAAGTCGCGGCCCTCGACCTGGGCCAGCCTAACCGCTTTCTAATGGTCCAGGCACTGGACGAGCCTCTAACGGCGTTGATCCAGGCGGCGTATCAAGAGGTTGACCGCGAACTTCGGCGCGAACTGATCTCGCTTGCTGGCCTGATCTCCGACCTGATCGCGGTGAAGATCGACGAGGCCGTTGGCCGAAGCGGCATAGGCAGGAAACTGGCGGCGGAAGCGCAGCAGCTCGCCGTCACCAACGCGCTGATCGACGGCGCTACTATCTCGGCCTGGCTGTCGTCGCAGGCCGGGAACTTGCTGTTCTCCCTGCGACGGGCGCTCAATGCCGCCGCGTCCAATCGGGCAAACCCCACCGAACTCACCAAGGCCATCCGCGAGACGGTAGAGGCGGCGGAACGCCACGCCATGCCGGTAGTGCGGACCGCCGTAACCGCCGTTCTCGGTACGGCTATGGTGGCAATCGTCGTCCAGAACAAGGCGACATTGCGCGGCTACATCCACGTGTCATGTCTTGACTCGAAAACTACCGAGACCTGTACGAAGCGCGCAGGTCTGAAGTGGCTGGTCGATGGATCGCCGGTCAATCATGACAAGCCATTCAGGGTTCCTCCGCTCCATCTTGGCTGTCGATCGCACCTCACCCCTTGGTTCCACTCCGCGCGTGAGATGTATCCCGCCGCCGCCGCGGCCGTCCGCGCTGCTGGACGTGAAGCCGCATTTGGTGACCGCCCGGTGGTCGATCCGGAACTTGGGACTTGGCTCGCCCAGCGTCCGGTCAAGCAGCAAGCAGCCATCGTCGGCAAGGCCAAGCTAGACGCCTGGAAGGCCGGGACGATCACGACCGCTGCACTCCTTGACCAGTCATCGCGCCCGCTCAATATCGAGCAAATCCGTAAAATACTCTTTTTATAAAAATTATATGGAATTGATTAAATACACTATATTTTGTATTACCAATAGGAGGACTAGCAGGTACTCTAATTGTCTTACCTATACGCTTTAGGTAACTTTTTATAATAATAGAGGGTTTCAATTAGAAATTGATAATACACCATAAGCAGCAAAAATTCAGACCCACAAGCTTGCTATTATCAGAGACTAACATTCTACACTTTCTTGGAGAATTATGTGTCTCAGGCTTCAGCAACCTCCCCAAATCGCAGGCGCGGTCCGCGAATTATCGAAATTATCTTGACGAACCGTGAGTTGGAGCTTGCTGCCAACATTGCATTCATTAGACAGCACGGTAAGGAAAACTACTCTTCAACGAATAATTATAGAAAATCCGCCGAGACTTCGATAAACATACACACAGATGGAGCCGAAGGCGAGATAGCGGCTGCTAAATATTTTGGAGTTTCTGTCGATAATGAAGAAATCATCGATGGTGACAGCGGAACTGATTTGATTATTGCTGGCTGGCGGATTGACATACAAACAACAATTTATAAGCCTGCTTACCTAAAATATGACGGCTCACATACATTTCGTGCGGATATTGCGGTACTTGTTCGCAAAGCTTCGTCAAATCGTTTCGAGTTTATTGGCTACATCGAGAGAAGTTCTTTTAATTTAAAGAAGAAACCTCGCAACTTTGGTCATGGCATGCGTGACACAGTGGGGTGGATTGATCTGGAGCCTATCGAAGGGCTTAAAAACTTTTGCGAACAACAACCTAAAGTTATAGAAATTTAGATAGTACACTGGATTGAACTAAAAATTTTTATCCGGCCGAGTCGGTGAGACAGGAACGGAATCGAAATTGGTTTGGCACCGGCTACCGATCTTTTCATCTGCCTGAGAAGAGTCGGTAGCCGTTGCTCTGTATGTTCCCATATCCCTTGAAGCACACACGGATTTGATTTTGGCAGTACCTGAAGCTATGGCGGACACGAGGACAAAAGAGCAGCGCCGGCGCATTATGCAGGCTGTAAAGGGTAAAGATACTGGTCCTGAATGGACTGTGAGACGCCTTCTTCACAGCCTTGGATACCGTTATCGGCTCCATCCTCGCGAGTTACCTGGTAAGCCCGACATTGTTTTTTCTCGCCGTAAGAAAGCGATCTTCGTTCATGGTTGTTTTTGGCATAGTCATGGGTGCTCCATTGGACAGCCTCCTAAATCCCGTTTGGACTATTGGCTACCAAAACTCCATGCCAATAAAGCTCGGGACCAGCATAAGGCCGCTCAACTCGCTGCTATGGGGTGGTCGGTCCTCACCGTTTGGCAATGCGAAACCAAGGATCAGGAAGCGCTGCAGGAGAAGTTGGTAACCTTTGTGGATGGGTCGGAAAAAAAATCGATCGACATAGAGGATCAGATCCGCTAAGTTCACCCTAGATATTGCTTTAAGGGTTGGGGAGCGGGATGAGGCCTATTGGGATTGACCTGTTCGCAGGTGCAGGGGGGCTCAGCTTGGGGTTCGAACAAGCTGGCTTCGATGTAGCCGCAGCCGTCGAGATAGATCCAGTTCATTGTGCCGTTCATAAGTTCAATTTCCCTAAAACTGCTGTTATTTCTCGATCAGTGGAAGGCCTAAGCGCATTCGAAATTCGAAGCGCAGCCGGGATTGGGAATAGGACTGTCGACTGCGTGTTTGGCGGGGCTCCGTGCCAAGGTTTCTCTCTGATTGGCCACCGTGTCCTCGATGATCCACGCAATCGGTTAGTGCTGGACTTCGTACGCCTGGTTGCCGAATTAGACGCACGAACCTTCGTGTTTGAGAACGTCAAAGGGCTAACTGTCGGTCGCCACAGAGCGTTTCTCGACGAGCTGGTGACAGCTTTCGATCAAGCTGGATATACAGTGCGTCTGCCTTGGAAAGTGCTGGATGCTGCACATTACGGTGCCCCTCAACACCGTGAACGTCTGATACTGTTCGGAGCCAAGAAGGGGGAGCCTATCCCCGGTTATCCTACGCCGACTTCAAATGCGGCCGATGCTAAAAAGCTCCTTCCGAACTTGTCTACAGGACCGACGTGCAAGGAGGCGATTGGCGATCTCCCCGACGCCGATCAGTTTCATTCGCTGCTGGAGAGTGACGCCGTTCAAACGACTTCTTTCGGAGAGCCTAGTGCCTATGCGGCCGAGCTGCGCTGTCTAACCAACAATGGATGGCATTTCGGGCATGTTCGTAGCTGGAACTCTGGATTTCTCACATCAAGCGCCCGCACTATTCATACTGACATTTCTCGTCGTCGCTTCTCAGAAACGAAGCCCGGTACGACGGAGCCGATAAGCAGGTTTTATAAGTTGCATCCAGAAGGACTTTGCAACACCTTGCGAGCCGGTACGGATGGAGCGCGTGGAGCCTTTACTAGCCCACGTCCAATCCATTACGACTCTCCTCGTTGCATAACTGTTCGCGAGATGGCTCGGCTTCATGGATTCCCTGATTGGTTTCGGTTCCATGCAACCAAATGGCATGGTGCACGGCAAATTGGGAACGCCGTTCCCCCTCCGCTGGCGCGAGCTGTAGCCGGGAAGGTGATAGAAGCAATTGGTGCGCAACCTTTAAGACCTGAAGGAGTCCTTGAACTCGGCGACTTTGCTTTGCTTTATATGGAGATGTCCGGAGCGGCTAAGCACTTCGGTGTCAAAGCACCAAGCGGCCGACGAGATAAAAAAAGCGGCGCGAAAAAAAGAAAACAAATAGATATAGAAGAGGCTCGTCGGATAATATTAGAGGTTATTGATGCCTGAAGAAAAAATTGGCAAAGAACATCTCTATAAGGTTTTGATAGAAAGGATATTCTTTCATCATTGGAAAAAAGGAGAAACTCAGTTTGAGTTTGTCCGCGATGAAATCGGACAAGTATCTGAGCAATTAGGAATTAAGTTACCTAAAAACATAGGAGACGTTCCTTATTCATTCCGCTATCGTATCGGTTTTCCGCAGACGATAATCGATACTCAGCCTGAAGGATTGGAGTGGATTATAGAAGGAGCAGGGCGCGCTCGCTATCGCTTTAAGCTGGTGCCAGCAACCCGCATAAAAACGAGCGAACATCTCGCCCGCATTGCAATTCCAGATGCTACGCCCGAGTTGATCAGAGCCTATGCGCTTGATGATGAGCAAGCTCTACTTGCGATAGTTCGGTATAACCGCTTGATAGACACTTTTCTTGGTCTTACTACTTATAGCCTTCAAAATCATCTTCGTACAACTGTTAAGGGAATAGGTCAAATAGAAATAGATGAATTATATATTGGAATTGATAAGCATGGTTGCCACTACGCGATTCCTGTACAAGCAAAAGGCGGAAAAGACCAAATTGGTGTAGTTCAAACAACTCAAGACATTAAATTTGTCGGGCAGAAATTCCCTGGTATGCGTTGTAGAGCAATATCGGCACAATTTTTAGTTGATGGAACTGTTGCATTGTTCGAGCTTACTCTAGAAGGAGATGAAGTTAAAGTTGTCGAAGAGAGGCATTATCAACTCGTGCCGGCTAATAAACTAGATATAACTGCAACTCGAAATTATCGATATTAGGTTTTTAGAGATATTTATTTGTTGTACGACAAAAACATTCTTTGAAGGTTGTATGTATCTACCAGCAGACCGGCGCAGAAGATACTTTATGGAAAGGCCGCTACCAGGAGGTGCTGTCTTCTGAAATACGCAACCTGCCAGTCGGATTATCCCGCTGGGCAACAGCGGCGGCTTGGTGCATACGGCCAACAAACCGAAATGTCTGTGCGACGTCGACGTATTTTTCTGAGGAAGACTGCCAAGCCACGCGGGCCGTGAAAATCAGTCCATTCAGATGCTCAACCAGGTCAGCGACATGCGGGTCCATCTCCCAATCTCACAGCCATTCGGTGCCGCAGGTCAAGGTACCCGCAAGATGCAGATCAAGGCTCTCAGTCACAGCGGGGTCGCGGAAGATCTAACCTTATGGAAAGGACGCTATCGCCAATTGTCGTTGTCGCCGATGCGCAACCCCGCTGCTCGGGCTTCGGCGACGATCCGCCGGCACAGCGCCTCGACCTCGGCCGCCTCGCACTGGAGCGCCGGATCGCCCCGCTGCCGTCGGGCGCGGGCCACAGCTTGAAGCGCCCAGCTAACAAGCTGGATAGAACGCTCCATTCGGGCGCGATCCTCCTCTGACCGGCTCAGCCGCGCCAGTTCCACCAGCGCCGCCAACCTGTCCAAGCGGGCGCGCAGGGTGCCTGGATCGTCTGCCATGACCCGCCAACGGGCACGGCGGGACAAGGTTTCAGACGAGCCACGCGAAAGCCGACACGGCAAAACTGGATACGTGAGAATTTATCACAACCACGAATGAGTTGGACGTGACCTGGGTCTAGACCCTGATCTTCGCCGTAGCGCGGGACATCACCATGATCCAGAAACCTGAGACGCGGACCGATCGCTTGAACCGGCTTTGCCTTCTAGCGAGAAGGGTCGCCCCGATCCCCTTGGAGGAGCGCGCCCGCCTGGAGCGCGCAGCCCATTTCGGTAATCTGCTAAAGGGCGACAGGCCATAATCAACCTTATAGAAAGGCTGCTACTGCGGGATGTCTTCAATCATGATCTGCAACTCCACCATCAGGGCTGCCAGGTCGGCGTCGGACTGCTCCCGCCTGCGTCGCGCCCGTTCCGCCGTGTCCCGCGCCTCGACGACCGCCAGTAGCGCCCGACCAACGGCCTTGATCGTCCGGTGGATGCGGGCACGGTCTTCCGGCGCGGCGTGACGGGCCAGTTCCTTCAATTCCAGCAGCCTGTTCATCCGGGTCAGCAGGGGGTCAATATCGTCCTTCATGAATTCCGAACAGGTAGGTAGGGGAAGGGTTTCACCCCTGCCGCCGTCGCCTTTCCTCCCGAACACGAATGACTTCCTCAACCGCCTCCCTGACCTGTTCATACGCGGCTATCAATCGTATGCGCTCATCCGGTGATGCCTGCTGCGCCAGTTCTGCCAGTTCGATCAGCCGGTTCAAGCCTACCTGCACAGTGTCACGGTCCTGTTCCATTCCGGTCCAACAGGCCAGCGCCGCTAAACGCGTAACAACTTTTATGGGAAACGAGGTCCAATTTGCCTTTCCTGCCTTAGCATATAATCCTGCCCGTTCTATGGCGTCTCCCCGGGCAGGAAAACCTGCCCGGCTTCTATTATTCAGCCAGTCGAACCGTACGCGCGTCGGGGAACTCGATGCCGCCAGCCTCTAGTGCATCCTGAAGTCTAAACAGTGTCTCCAATTGAGCATCAGCCCCCCCATTCTCAAAGCGGCTGATCGTATTGATGCTTACTGCCGACTTTTCTGCCAAGTCTCGGATAGACCATCCCAAAAATCCGCGTGCGGCTCTGGTCTGTTCTCTTGTGATACTCTGTCGCGCCGCCCTGCTGGTATTCATCCTTAATTCCTCACGTGTTATGTTTATCGACATGGCTGTGATTTTTTCACAGAAATCCGTTGTAATCCTCCGTAGTTATGGTATGTTTATACCAGAGTTGATGACAAACACCAACCCTACGGAGACGAAAATGGCAAATCCTCTCACGACCGAGACAGCGCCGTTTCTCGGTGACACCATCTCCACCATCGGCAGCGACAACACCTTCGCTACGCTCAAGATGCGCCGCATCGAAGAGAAGTTCGAACTGCTGGTCGAACTGACCACCTACTACGCCCTTTCCGGCCATTACGAATACGAAGTCCTCGGGCGCGAGATCGCCGACGACGAGGACGAGGCTATAGCCATCGCAACGGATCTCGAATACGACACCATCGACAAGCTGAAGATCCTCGACATCGACTACAGCAAAGACCCGCGGGGCTTCCCCGAAGCCCTCCAGGACTTTTGCGACGCGCAGCGCGCTCGCATCACCAAGGCCGCGCAGAACGCCTTCGTTGCCGCAGCGCTCACGGCATTCGCCGCGCCGCTGGCAGCCGAGTAAGCGAAATGGGCCAGCGTGAAATCGTTATAGGCCGCACCGGGAGCGCTGTTTACACGCTTCGCGGAGCCTGGGTTTACCGCGACATCGGCAACAACCGGCCCTATCGCTACGACACCCTGGAAGGCTTTGCGAAGGAGTGGGACTCCGGAGCGCTCGGCATCTCCTGGCGCGACACACCAGAAGGCAAACGCCTGATCGATCGATTTACACACTGAAATCTCGGCGCCGGGGGTGCTTGCGACACTCCCCGGCTCCGCCAAGAGACGGAGTTCTATCAAGTGGGCACCATCAAGAACACCAATACTCATACAGTCGGTCAGGTGGCGTTGTCCATCCTCGCGGGCTGGACCGCAGCCCCCTCAGAGACGTGGGAGATCGTTCAAGGTGCGCTCGAAGACGTCGGCCTGTCCGATATCCGCCCCGCGCCGGTTCAGTCGCTCGCTTTCAAGCCGCGCCACGCCCGCCAGGGGAGCGCGATCCAATGACCAAGCCAAAGGAGAAGCGGGCAAAGCCCGAACAGTTCAGCTTCGGCCTGATCGTCACCGATCCCCAAGCCTTCCGCATGAAGTCGCAGCAGAGGACGCGCCGTTGCCTGTCCTGCGCCCGTGATTTTGACAGCGAAGGTCCAGGCAACCGCATCTGCGGGCTTTGCAAGCAGCGCTCGACCTGGAGCAGCCCCGCCGATTTCTCGCTTTCCACCGCAGCGTTTTGAGGATCATGACCATGGCTTATCGTCTCACATCCGCACAGCGCTGCGTTCTGGCCGACTCCACCCGCGCCGCCATCCTCGGCTGGCTGCTGACCGATCCCGACATGGGCCAGCAAGCCCGCCGCCTGGAGCACCAGGCCACGACCATCCTCGGCTTCGGTTTCAGCCGCTTCGCCAACCTAGCTATGAGCCAGATTGGCGCGTCCTACCGGCCGCGCAGCGTCACCCCCGGCATCCAGTTCCCGTTGAGCATTGCCGAGGCGTTCGCCCTGGCGAACGACATCGAATTGGAGATAGCGACCGACGACGAGCTGCTCTGCGCTGGCCTGATCGCGGCCTACAGCCCCTACGGCCAGCCCGAAGTCTGCTCTCGTGACTGGCGCACCCACGTCGCCGCTCTGGCCGCGCTGGGCCTCTCCGTCGACTGCCCTCCCTTGCCTGATGGCCGCTCGTGGCGCGACGTGGTTCGTGACCGCCTGGGTGCCTTCCGCCGGGCCGTTGCAGACGCCACCGCCTCCAACCTCGTTGCAGCCGAGTGACCCCCATGACGCGCAAAAGCATCCTTGCCGCCGCCGCCCTGGTCCTCAGCGCCTGCGCCGGCACCACCCCTGCCCCGCACTTGTCCGAAACCATGAACGACGCCGACCGCGACCGTCTCTCAGCCGCGCACTGGTACGCCTTCCACGGCACCCTCGCCCAGCAGTCGGTCTGGTCGAACGTCGCCACGGGCCTTGGCGGCACTGTCCGCGCACTGCGGGAGTTCCGTAACCCGGCCACAGGCCAGCCCTGCCGAAAGGTCGTGGAGGACACCCGCTCGGCCGAAGGTGGCCGCGATATCCGCATCGGAACCGCCTGTCAGAAGATCGATGGCGATCTGGTCGTGATCTACTCCGACCGCACTGAAACCGATCTGGTCGATGGGGAGTAATGCGATGAAACTCCCCACTGATCTACGCGGGCAAGCAATCTACGCGCTCTGCGCCCTGGACGCCTTCCTCACACTCTCCCTTATCCTTCTGGTCGGAGTTTCCTGACATGGCCCATAAGTTGGCAGCATCTCTTGCGGTCCTTTCTGGAGCAAAAATTCGCCACGAGAGACTTTGATGCCAATCAGATAACGTACTGGTTCAAATCTGGCAATGGGCGCATGGCTCGTCTAAGTCAATGCGAGTTCCAGCACCTTAGCGATATGCGATCAGTACTTCATGCGCTAGAGTAGATCGATAAGGCGTAGCGATAATAACAAGGACCGGCGAGCAATGCGCGCCGGTCCTTCTTCGTATGGAGTGAATGACATGAAGAAATCAGCCAAAGAGAAGACTTGCATTGAATGTGGCCGTATTTTCACCGGGCGTCCTCATAGCAAGGTATGCTCCAATTACTGTGCATTCTGGGCATTGTTTGACAAGAGTGGCGGTCCGGATGCCTGCTGGTTATGGATAGGCGGTATCGATAAAAAGACGGGCTACGGCGTCGTTGCCAGTTACTTGGGTGGAGGGAAAAGAACGAAAGCCCATAGGAGGGCTTGGAGCCTTCATAATATTTGCGATCCAGATCAACTAAATGTCCTCCACCGGTGCGATGTTCGGCGTTGCGGAAATCCTGCTCATCTTTTCCTTGGAACGCAACGCACCAACATTCTTGATGCGTGGATGAAGAAGCGGCCGATTGCGACCGCACCCGGCGTAGATCATCCACTCGCAAAGCTCAATGATGATGCTGTCAGAGAAATTCGATCAACTGTTGAAAATACGAGCGTCCTTGCGGCCAAGTACGGTGTAAACAAGGCGACTATTCGAAGGGTCCTGCGCGGACAAACATGGCGGCATGTAGCTTAGTTCCGGGCAAAACCGTCTCTTTCGATACTGTCTGATCGAGTCGATACGCTCGGCGCACTTTTCTTATAGTGTGCTTGTTACTTAGCACCCTACTTCTGATACGGAAAAACTTAATGGCGACCTACAACGGAACCTCCGTCCGCAACGTCTGGAACGGCACCGCATCGGCTGACACCGCCCACGGCAACGGCGGCGACGATAGCCTCTATGGCAAGGGCGGTAAC